CCTGTAGCACCAGTTCCGCCTGTAGCACCAGTGATACCAGTAGCACCAGTTGAACCTGTAGCCCCAGTATTTCCAGTCACACCTGTAGCACCTGTAGATCCAGTAGCACCAGTATTACCAGTTACACCAGTAGCTCCAGTTGAACCTGTAGCACCAGTATTACCAGTTACACCAGTTGCACCTGTAGATCCAGTAGCACCTGTATTACCAGTTACGCCTGTAGCACCTGTAAGTCCAGTAGCCCCATTGGAACCGGCAGTACCCGTTGCTCCTTGATAACCAGTAGCTCCAGTTGAGCCTGCTCCAGTAGCACCAGTATATCCAGTTGCTCCTGCGGGAAGGCTTCCTCCAAATGCAGTTAATATGTCGCCCGATGTTAAAAATCGAGATATAACTCCATAAGTACCACTACCTACTAAAAATTGATTATCTGTAGGCAGACTTCCACTTGGAGATAAGTATACAGCTTTATCTGATGGATATCCCAAAAACACAATAGAAGTTCCTACAAGTGGCACATAGCCACCACTATAAGAACTTTGCATAACAGAATCTCTAGATAGAGTATTATTTAAGCTATGATATGTTCCTACACCAACTTCCCAATCAGATCCGCATACTATTGTATAATATGTTTGTATGTTGCCTGAGCCTAGCGCGTCAAATCCTTGATATCCAACGAATACATCCCCAAGGGTAAGCGTTCCAGATCCGGTTGTGCTTGTTTTTACTTTTACTCTATCTTTTAATACTATCATGTGTTTCTTTCTCTATATAATACAAATGATTGGTATTTTGTTATTTGTAATGATAATGTCCGAGGCTCTCTATTTATGGAGAGATTAAAGGTAGCAATCCTTAGAGTGCTAGAAAATATATTAGCAATTTTTTTTAAAAAAGCGTCCATTAGACCAATGTAACTTTTAGTGATCCACTAGAAAATACGAATTGATCGCCATTTCTAATATTTCTAGCTGATGATAGTTGTCCGTAAAATAATAAATTTCCAGCTCCTGAAGCGTCTGCTATAAAAGCACCAGAAACATTTCCAATATCAGCACTTGCAACTGGGAATGATATAGTATTATTATTGTGTGTTGTCATAATACCACTTAATAAATATGGAGCAGCCCAATTAGCAGTACTTGATGTATATGATTGTCTAGCATATCCGCCAGTTGAAGGTTCATCTATAACTCCAGATTTTAAATTTCCAGAGACAAAACTTTGTGTAAGCCCGATATATACTGTTGTAGGAGCTGTGTACGCAGTTGCGCGTAAGGTATGATTTAATAGTCCTGAACTTAAATAATCACTGAATGCACTCATTAATTCCTCCTATTTAAAGAAACTCTCATTACATTTTTATACACAAAATAAATAAAAAAAGGGCGAGCTTTCGCCCACCCTTTTTTATTTTTATTGATACTAACTCAGAAGCTAGCAGCAAGTACACGACGGTTATCAAGAACACCGAAACCAAGTTCGGCCCAGCCGTAATAACCTTGACGTTGTGAACGGTGTAGAGCTTCGTCTTCAAAGATCTCAACTTCGCGGCGAACTGGCATAACAAAGCTGTCACGATTGTTGAGGTCGAGACCAACAACAAGTTCAACCTTGCTTGAACCAAGAGAACCACCAAGATCATTAAGGAAGAAGTTTTGGTATTCTTGGCTATCACCTAATTCGAATAGATCTGTTAGGTTAACACCGAAGATACGTGTCATTGGAGCGCCATCGCTAGCTGACTGATAAACTTCGCGACGTGAAATTTCGTCTAATTGATCAATACCCCAGTTACGAATGTCTTCGATAGCTTCTGGTGATAGGTATAGATCTGTAAGACGACCAGTTGCAGTAACAGAGTTACCACCACCGTTACGTCTCATGACTGTCTTACATAGAGAGATAAGTCTCTTTGTAAATTGACCTTGAGCAGCGTCACCATCATAGACTAAGATGTTGCGGTCAACGCAAGCTGCAAGAATTGTGTGCCAACCGTCATCGTTGATCTTCTTAACGAAACCGGCTTCAAGAACTTGCATAGCGCGAGCTACGATGTCCCAACGGGCTTCACGAGCATAACGTAGTAGGAAGTCAATGCTGTTGGTGATGCCGTAGGTGTTAACCATGACGTAATCGCCTTCAACGTGCTTCTCTGGAATACGACCGTGACCCGGATTGGTGTAGGCTGTGTAATCGCGCTCAGTTCCCGGAGCCAATAGGTCAAGTGGGAACTCAGGTTGTGAACCCGGTTCAATAACCATTTTTTCATAGATGTTGCTTACAACATCGCCATACATGATACCTTTACGCAATGGTAGTTCAAGAGCTTTAGCAATTTCTCTTTGAGCATCAAGAGCTACAGCTTTATCTGAGCTACCAGAGCGTTGTAATAGACTAATAAATTCGTTGCTTGGACGATCTAGTGACATTCTGATATTCTCCTATTTCTTTATAAATTATGGAAGATTAATTTCGACTTTGGCGTAACCGTCACCATCTTTGCCCGTTAGGAAACGGCCAACTGGTTGCGCACCTGAATCTAAGAACAAAGCTCTTGTTGATGTAGAAATTAATCCACTATCAGCAACGTAAGCGTAGCTACCAGCAATTGGTGTACCGCTAACGTGGATTTGATTTGTCACAACATAGCCCTTACGAAGAACGGTAACTTTACCACCCTTCTGAATTTCATTCTTGTGCCAGTTAATGTGTTGACGGGTTAGGTCAAGATTAACCATGTCATTTAGAAGAATACCGACTGGAACCTTGCCAGAAGGATTAGCTACGTATGAAACAACGTTTAGTGATGCGTCCATTGCAGCACCTGATGGAGTTGTAGCAGCACTAACGATACCTGTTGCGTGACATACGATACCACCACGTTCTGCAACTTCATTCATGAAGAAACTAACGTCAGTTTGGAATTCATAACGATCTGATTTTAAAGCCATTTTAGATAAGCTCCTTTAATTACTTAATATTAGCTGTTGATTTTAGAACTTTTTCACTGAACCATTGACTTGCGAAAGATCTGGCTGATTCTTCTTCGCCAGCATCCACCATTGGAATTTGGTTTGATGAGGCTTCTGCTGTTTCAAGAACTGAAGCATCTGCTTCGTTGGCATCTACTTCTTCTTCGGCTTTACCAACCTTCATTTTATAATCACCATTTGGCTTGCTTCTTGGATATAAGTCATCGCCTGATGGTGTGTAAGTTGGAGCCGCTGGAGTTTGTGCTGGAAGAGAAACTGTCTTAACCTTTTTAATAGCTGCAACAACAGCTTCAAAGGCTTCATCAGCTAGAGCTTCGAACTGAGCAACTGTTCCTGCAACATCTGCATCTGGAACACCAGCTTCAGCAAGAGAGGCTTTTCTCTTTTCCATCATTTTTTCTTTTTTCATTTTCATTAATTCTTCTTCGGTTGCAGCTTTAGCTTTTTTAGCTTCTTCAGCTTCTTTCTTAGCTGCTTCGGCTTCGTCTTTAGCTTTTTTAGCTTCTTCTTCAGCCTTTACTTTCATTTTTTCAGCTTCTTCTTCAGCTTCTTTTACCTTAGCTTCGGCTTCATCTTTTGCCTTTTTGGCATCTTCTTCAGCCTTTTTCGCTTCAGCAAGTTCAGCTTTCAAAAGTTCTAATTCTGTCATATTAATCTCCTCAGCTTGTGATTCACTAAAGTTAATATTTTTGATTGAATGATTTAAAATAACGCTACGAGGATTTGCAGGTTTCTCAACTAATCCTACACCAGAAAATGTAAAATTACGCAAAAGTCTTCCAACTTTATATCCTTCGTACTCACCTTTGCCACCATAAGCGCGTAGGTGCTTTGTTAAGAATGCAGATGATTCTTCGCGTTTTACTATCTTTTGATTGCCTTTTGCATCAATCATCGCATAGTCAAACCCCGGAAATAGGCACTCCATTGAAACATGCCACTTTTTTCCTGCATCAATATCTGCAACTATACTTGCCATTCGTTCTTTTAATTTTTTATCTGTCCAGCTAGTGTATAGCACAGCCCCAGTAACAATATCAAATTGACTTGGCACTTGAGACATGTCATTAAAATCTGGAAGTATATTTCCATATTCATCCATAGCATAGCAGCTTGTTATATGTCCAATGATATCTTTTTCATTGTGCATATAGTTAAACTGCTTATCTACTGGAGATACTCTGGCATTCCACATTTCTGATGGATCAAAAACATCATCATTTTTATTCCATCCAACACTTGCAAGAACTGATTTAACATGATATAAATCTGTTATTGAGTTAGAGACTCCGGCCACAGCCTTCATCTCTTTTATTTTATTGATCTCAATCTCAGTAGGTTTATACGGAGAAATTTCAGCGCAAAAAGCAATTGAATTACTTTTAGCAACTAATTCTCCAATGCCATCTTTATGTTCTGCCTTATATACATGCATAATATTATTATACCTCTTCTTCGATCTGTAATAAATCGACATAGACGGAAGCGTATATATATTTCATTTCGTCTATTGTTGGTTTTCTAGTATTAACATACACAAAGTTATTAATTTGGGCATCAACTTTGTTTAAAAATTCAGCAGAAGGTTTACCATTTCTATCTATCATCTCTTTGATAATCTCTGGAGTTAATTCGATGAATGGTTCTAAATTTGTTAATAAGCAAAGTTTAAAATATTCAAGTTGGTCAAACTCAGCTTTTGTTAAACTTCTTACATTTTTCTTATTAAAGTATTCAAGCATCATTGGCGTAATTTCTTCAGAGATTGCTTTTTGGACATCGTAAGCCCATAAAGTTGCCGCTGTTTCACCAATAGTCTTGATTTTACGTTTAATTTGATCTTGTTTGCCAGTCGGTCTTCCTCCTTGAGGATTAGGAGTAGCTTTTGGTTCAGTAGGATTTATATTACCTCCACCGCCACCACCAAATGGAACTTTAGGAGTTGGCGCGGGAATATCGTGCTTTGGTAGATCTAATTCGTCGTGATAATAGCTATCATCCAAACCATCTTTAGTAACCAATATTTTAGCAACGTCGCCTCTAATATTTGGATTATGATAAGGACTAGACTTAAATGGAGTACCAATATCAGTTCTTCTAGCCTGTTCTTCTCTACGCACTCTTAATTTCTCTACGTCCGGCATTTCTCCAAATCTTTCTAGCAATGTTTGATCAGATATGATATTTCTATCTGCAAGATTAATCAATAGTTGTTTTTCTGCCGATTCATCAGATAGGATAATATTGTCAAATCTAATCTGTGCTGGTAATTTAAAACCCATAGCCTTTTGGACATGCTTAATTTCTTTATCCCAAAAACGTCTTAGTAAATTACGTCCATATTCTAGTCTTTCAATAAGAGTTTTAAGTGAAACGTAATTTTCAGCATAGCTACCGCCAACGTTTGCGCCCGCTAAACTAGGAGGAATTCCTAATCCTGCATAAATACTTGTAAGGACGGGTTCATATTTTTCTTTTCCTAGAAATTTATATGCTTCTGAGGAACTTTCTTTAAAATCTAATTCTGGACCCCAAATTAAGTCCATAGTACCACCACCAGTATTTGAGGCGATGATATCACGAAGTTTATTAATTACATCTTTCTTTGGAATAATCTTGTGTTCTAAGCTACCAATTCTCCATAAACGAATTTGAGATATAGCACCATCCAGAGCTGCTAAGTCTGCAAGTTTCATTTTTTCTAGCATGATAAGGTCATCCAAAATTGCGTAAAGCATTGGATTCGCCCATACAAGCCAGTCATCTTTTTTATAGTAAAACACTTCAATTGTTTCTGGATCTAGGCGAAGCTGACGCTTACCTTGTTTGATCTGGGCTTGGATATCCGGTGGTAATTTTGAGAAAGTTTGTTTGCCGCTCATATCAGCAGCAGTGAAAGTATCATATGTGGTCTTAGATAGATTTAATACATAGATAGGTTCGCCAAGGAACATTCCATTGTAATAATTTAATACATCCACAGTAAGAGGATTTAAGAAGTCATAATGCCAAGGAATTTCTCTTTTTGCATATTTCTTGTCAACAAGTTCAAGATCAGCAGCTACAGATCTTCTAAGCTCTTCTTCTTTAGCTGCATTAACTCTTGCTGTGCTTCTTTTTACAACTACGTTGCCGGTTCTATATAGATAGTTAAGGAATCTTTCTGACTTTTCCGCTCCCTTAACTTGTTTAAACCATGCCTTATAAAATCTTTCGATTGACTTATTTGGGTGTACAATATCAATACCTTGAGAAGCAAAATCACCCATTAAATCAATAACATTGCGAATAATGCCCACTCTATCATAGGCATCCATCGCCATCTTTAGAATACGCTTTTGACGAGTAGGAACAGCTTCTTCTGGACGAAAACGGTAATAATCATTTCTTGTAATACTTGTACGTACAGATCGATTAGGCTCGATATCGATATACGATCTATATGAATATCCAACTGTCTTCTGAATCCCATCGTTATGTTCATAGGCAGTAGAAGCCTCAGCAAAAGCCTTTTGTCTTGATGATTCATCGGCCCATGTAGAATAAAGTTCCATATCGTTAGACATTAGTATTGTTTCTCCGTTTAATTGTATTGGTAATCCCATTACCTACTAATACACAATTAATTCCAATAATTATTATAAATATCTGTCATATTCTCAGAAAACCACGCTGGTCCACTGTAAAGATCATTACCAATATCTCCTTTTACGAACCCCTGAGCAAATCCTACATTTTTATAGTATTCTTCGTCATATTTAACTATATCAATTTCTTTATTTAAGTTTCTTGCAACCCAATTAGCCATTAGCAAAGATGAATAACGGTCTTTGCGTAGTTTATTCTTTTTGCCGCTCCGTGTATCAGGAGTATCCCATCGCTCACGCCCATTAGCAGTCTGGGTAATTACAATTAATGATAGTTCATTCTTCAAGTCTTCAATTTCCATCACACAGTCTTCAAGTGTGTCATGAGTCCTGTTATTTCTCTTGTCTTCTTCAAGTGATAAACCTAGGCTAGCCACGTCAAAGAATGGAAAAATTAATGCTTTGTCTTCCATATCTTTTCTAAGACTATGGTTAGCTTCTGCTGTCCATTGCGCGCTTGCGAAGTTTATCATTTCAATAATATGTAATCCGCTTTCACCATCTGTATCCGCTGGCTTATCTGGGTTAATCTTTGGCCAAATTGGGGCTTCACCTTCTCTTAGTCTATTTTTATCATGTAGAACTTCCATTACTGCTATACCGCCACCTTGGGGGTCCATAGCAATTTCTACAGTTGGAAATATCTTCATAAGGTTGCGAATTTTTCTTGCGCAATATCCATAAAAGTCATTTTCTTCAGTTAAATTACTTTTTAATGTATCGCGGTGTCTTTCTCTAGTAGTTGTCCAGCAATAAACAACTCTTCGATGATCTTCATTCACTTCTAATACTACAATTGAAAAGTTGTCAACTTCAGAAGCTGGGTCAACACCAATTACATATTTTTTGTTTGGATTGCCTCTAGTTGCAGCCTCAAAAAATACCTCTCCACTTCCTAGAACAATAGGTTTTTCTTCGGAGCAAACACATGATTCAATTAGACTACGTTTAAAAAATCCTTTACTGTCTGTAGAAAAACATGCCCCATATTCCATTTGAAAAATTCCAGCGTGTACTGTTGCCCTAGCTCTAGAAATTTGTCCTTCGTCCATAAAACCGGGAGGGAGCATGTCAACAGGAATTCTATATACTCCATAGTCTCTCCAATTGAAATCTTCTGGCACTTCACCTTTAAATACTTCAGCAAGTTTCCCCCTATCTCCACGACTTCTTACAATTGCATGATATCTCTTCCAATAATCTGCAAAGTGATTAAAATCATAATATGCAGTACCAGAAAGTATAATTTGGTTTGATCTGTAAAATTCAGAATTGTCTTCGGCCTTTTCTAAACTTATACCAAGTTCTTTGGCTCTTTTTTCTTTTGCCCTTGCTTTAACCTTGTCGATTGGGGAACTAGCCACAGCGGCAAAGCCAGCAACAACATTTTCAAAGATTTCTCTAGGAATAGAAGCAAACTCGTCAGCTACAATGTCATTAGCGCGCTGACCTCTAATTTTTTGACCATCTCCTAATGGCAGGAATGTAATAATACTTCTATTAATACGTGCGGTACATCTATCTACGTCACGGGTTGTTCCACTGCTTTGATCACATAAATCTCTTAAGATTGGGGCATTTCGCCAAATGTTTTCAGCGTATTCAAACAAAACTTTAGATTGTCGGAACGCTGCTCCAACAACCACTATTTTCCGTTCCGGCAAAAAGAATGCACGAAGCATACAATATAAAGATAAAATAAAAGATTTACCAAAGCCGCGCGAACCTATTAGCATTGGAAACTTTCTGTTCCACATATCGTGCAAAATCAGCGCCTGCACGGGTGAAATTTCTATATTAAATATATATTTACATACAAATGAGAAATATTCCGGGCGCGTCATGAGCCATGCTAGGGTCTCAGGCACTTTAGTCTTATCTTCACCCGCTAATTCGTGAATATAATCTAGAGGATTAAATAAACCATCTTCATCTACATCTATTCCTAGCCAAGCATCTTTAAGTTTCTGTTCTATATCGTTCATAAATCCTCTTCATTAGTGATAAAGCGGCCTTATTCGCAAAATATTTACTTCCTGCGAATATAATATTAACATTATACTTTAATTGGATTTCCATAACTACTTTTAATAAGTATTTTCCATTGATTCTGCTGGCTTTTTGTAGCTTTTCATTGGGTCTATGGAATGGATACTCCACTAAATCCTTAAATGGGAACTCACAAATGATAAAAGCATGATTATATGACTGCATTCTTGCCAATTCTCGCATAAAGCGCTCATAATCACGACCTAAATTGCCTGCAAATTCTTCAATACACCCTTTTCTTTCGATTACTAGCTTATCTTCCATGCCTTTGACGGTATAATCGCCAGTTTTTAACGTACCGATCTCTTCGGCTACTGTATGCTCATAGTGAAATTCCCAAGGAGTTTGTTCTCTGGTATCTCGAATAATAATAAAATCAGGTTCTTTTTGCATTTCTTTGTACTATTGCTAAAAATGAGGATTGAAAATGAACTTCTTTGCCGGTAACTTCTTTGTGACAGTCTTTACAAAGGGTAATCCCGTTTCCGGGATCAAACCTTAGTGTTCCAGCATTGGCCCATGTCATAATATGATGGACTTCGAGCTGTCTGCGCTTACGGGATTTGCACATTTGACATGTGTGCTTGTCCCTTTTTAGCACTGCTGCACGAAACTTTACATACAGAGGGTCTTGATAGTTTCGCTTCTTCGACATCGCTGTGTACCATTCTTTCTACAAGTTGACTAAACGACACTTCAGGCTCCCATTTTAACTGCTTTTTCGCTTTGGAAGGATTTCCCAAAAGAAAATCGACTTCAGCAGGGCGATAAAAAGTAGCATCGACCACCACATATTTTTCCCAATCTAACTCATATAAAGTAAATGCTTCATTTAAAAACTCTTTTATAGTATGAGTTTCGCCTGTAGCGACAACGTAGTCATCAGGCTTAGGCTGTTGAAGCATCAGCCACATAGCTCTAACATAATCTTCTGCATGGCCCCAATCACGCTTAGCGTCAAGATTTCCGAGACGCAGTTTGGGGAATTTTTTATCTTTACCACTTGCAATAAATTCACCAAGCCACTTTGTAATCTTTCTGGTAACAAACTGTTCACCCCGGCGCTCACTTTCATGGTTAAAAAGAATTCCTGAGCAAGCATAAATATTATAGGAGTCGCGATAATTACGCACTAAGTGATGTCCAGCGAGTTTAGCAATTGCATAAGGCGATTGAGGCATAAAAGGAGTATCCTCGTCTTGGAATTTATAATAACTTCCACCAATTCCATCAGATTCTACTTCAGAATAATTTTTTCCAAACATTTCGCTGGAAGAGGCTTGATAAAATTTAGTGTATGTGCTACAATTACGTATCGCCTCAAGACAGTTTAGAACCCCGCGAGCTGTGATATCCCAAGTTGTTCCGGGCTGTTCAAAAGATGTCTTTACGTGAGATTGCGCACCAAGATTATAAAATTCATCAACCTCATAATCATTTAGCAAGCGATAAAGAAATCCCTCATCTGTCAAGTCTCCCTCAATAAGATTAAATCTGGAGTTTCCAATACAATTTACAAGTTTGCGAAAATTTGGCTGGGAAGTTCTACGGTAGATGCCAATGACTTCATACTTTTTCTTTAATAAAAGTTCTGCCAAGTAGCTACCATCTTGTCCCGTGATTCCTGTTACCACTGCTCGTTTTTTCATGATTATCCTTCCACTGTTTCCGGGGTTAAAAACGGTTGGTCGGTAATCCCATCTTCGTAAGTATGGGCCGCACCAAGACGTTCTCTCTCTTTGTCCATCGCTAGTCTCATCTTTTCCATGTCTATACCGGCTGTTCTACGAAAATCACTATCCATAATAATCTTTTTAATCAAAGACGCGAAAGTAGTTTTGGAGTCTTCGATAGCTTTAATTCTTTGCTCTCTTGTACCTTTGAGATCTTTAAGCATTGCAGATTTTTTAGTTTGTAAATCTTTATAATCTCTTGATATAGCTTCTTGAGAAGCCTGAAGCACAGCAATTTGACGGTCTATATTTATAATACTATCATAGTCGGGTTCTGTTTCTTTAAGCTCATCAGCTTTTAATTCTTGTAAATTATGAATAGCTTTAATGTTTTCATTTTGGGATTTAAGACTTCTATTCATAAGAATCTCAAGTTTAATTGTATCTACTATCTGAATCTCTTCTGTGTGGAAAACATCTTCACGGAACTGTGACCACATTTTTTTCCAGTGAAAGATAAACATCTCAAGTTCATCTTCATTGAATTGTTGTTCTAGATCGCTCCAGTAAGCCTTTTGTTTTAATTCATTATAGGCTTCGACCTCTTTTTTATCAGAGGCCGAAAATCCCAGATTTTGTTGAATCCATAGCTTGACTGATTTAGGGTCTCTATCTAGAACTGTGGCAATATTTTCATAAGACATCTCTTTGATGTTTGCTTTGATATATGCTTGTTCTGATAAATCAAGCCGCCCTTTACGCATAAAAATTCTCCAATATTATTTTCAATTCAGCAATAAGGTTTGCTTTTTTTGTTTTTGATAAAGGTTGGTCATTCATAAATCTTAAATAATCACTTCTCATTTGAGCAGGTAAGTTAATATCTATATATTCAACTAGCTCACGTTGTTCAAGATTATCAGATACTTCTGATGAGATAAGAAATTCCCTCATGGTATCTACTGATTGCGCGTCGAGTAATTTCTTTTTTCCTTGCTGAATCTTTTCCGCTTTTCCCTCGTCGGGGCGATAGTAGTTATCACGCTTAAAGTTCTTCAGGCGGTTTTTGATGTGTACAGAAAGAAAATTCTCTAACGGGCGCATTTCATCATATCTATTCATCGCTTCCATGCCGATAATAAAAGCCTCTTGGGTGATATCGTCGGCCTCGTAATTGGGAAACGTGAACTTAGTTGCCAATCTCGAAGAGATCTTGTATATGATAGACACCACTTGCTCTTCCGTCATGTTTTTTGGAATTTTCATTGACACTGGCCTCGCTCTTGGCTATAATGTTGATAGGGTCCGGAACTTTTAGATCTTGGGCGATTCCACGAATCAACTCGTCCGTAGGTTTTGCTTTTAAATCTAGATCTATATTTTTACTCATTTTAAGGTTTCCTTATATATGAAGAATACAACAATACTTAATAGTAATTATACACATTTAACGGTTGTAAGCTGGAAAAGAGGCTTAAGATTGTTAATGTCTGATAAGGTTATACCTATTGATTTTTACGAAGGTTACGAGCTTATTAGTGCTGGTGGAGATGTATATCAATTGCCTCGCACTGTAGTTCTTAAGAAATATGTAAAACTACCAGATCGTATGTATAGACCAAACAGAAGGAACATATTCCTAAGAGATAATTATAGCTGTGCATACTGTAAAAAACAACTAAATACTGAAGAATTATCTATAGATCATATTTTACCAAAAAGCAGAGGCGGAAAAGATACTTGGGATAATCTTATTACTGCATGTAAAACATGTAACTGTGCTAAGGGTGATAGGACTCCCGAAGAAGCGGGAATGGAGATAAATCGATGACTAAGGATTTGCTGAATAGTTTATTTAAATACGACAATGGGGATCTTTATTGGAAAGCCACAGGCAAAAAAGCCGGGTGTGTTCACTTTAGTGGATATATTGGTATTCGCGCCACAAAGCATAATTTTTGTATACTGGCCCACCGGGCGATTTATATCATGTTCAATGGAGAGATTCCACCGGATCATGATATTCACCACAAAGATGGCAACCATAAAAATAATAAGATTGAGAACTTGGAAGCCGTGGATAGTTTGAGACATTCTTTATTGCAGAATATAAATAGAAAGAGGGTCGAAAAGCTCTCATCTGGTGAGTGGGCGGTTTTCAAGCGTGTCAATTATAATACCTATATGTTTACGGGTTTTTCTGAGGAACAAGCCTTAGAGAAGTATAACGCTTTTATACAGGATATTGTTCACGGGGGCGATATTTCAAAATATGATAGCTTTATCAAGTATCGTAGAAAACGAAATGATCGAACCGAAGTGAATCAGAAATTTCTGGTTGAAAACTATGACTACCTACCATGTGGCAATCTTATTAAAAAGGGTGCGACACGGCCTATAGGACACCTCCATATTTCTGGATATGTCTGTGCCAAGATAAAAGATACTCACTACAGAGTACACAGATTAGTTTATATGTACCATCACGGGGATATTCCTGAAGGATTGGTTCTTGATCATATTGACCAAAATAAAACTAATAACACGATTGAGAATCTGCGTGCGGTTTCTCCAAGTATTAATAATAAAAATAAATCTAATGTTTCTATGTTGTACAAAAGAAAAAATGGCTATAATGTTGCGACAAAGTTTCAAGGAGTTAATTTTTGTAAATACTTTAAAGAGAGTGACTATGAAGAGGCTGTTAAGTTTCGGGATCAGATTCTGATGCACCGTGAAGATTTTAATAAGGTTAAAGAATTGTTTAATCGGGTTAAATAAGGTGATACATTATAATTTTGGGGGGTGAATTTCGTAAAACACACCCGCCGATTTTTGGGGGTGTACAGTCAGTCAGCTAGTGAACAAAAAACCACCACCCCCACTTACGGGGGGCGGCGGTCATAGAGAGCGATTAGTACACCTATACAGAATAGCAGTATGTACAGTAATTCACCTACCTTTCCAGATATCGACGAAGGTTGCCACGATCATGGCACTGTACAGAACGACAGGTGAACCGAAGATAACCGCAATCGCAAACAGGTTCATACTCACCTCACTTTCCATACCTATTATATCGGCATAGTCAAGAAAAATCAATAGAGAATC